CGGGGGCAGGTCGGGGGTTCCGCTGCTGGCACTCTCGGATCAGCGAAAAAAAGTTGCGAAAAACCGTGCATTTTTCTTTAGAAAATTTTGCAAAGTAAATATTTTTGCGTATATTTGTATAGAGAAAAACACAAAACCAATACAACATTACCACCATGAAAAAGAATATTATTCGCATCGGCCGTTATCGCCTTCGCTCGATCTCAGCGCACTGCTTTACGTGGTTTCAAAAAACCTATGGCAACCCGTATTTTGCCATGATTGTAACGGTCAATCAGGGTTACCCGTCTGAACAGACATTCGCCGTACCGATGCAATACGGCTATCCAGCCCCTTACTATGTAATGGATGCGGTCATAAAGCAGTACAATATCAGCGACCCAGATAGGCGCAAGCGGAATAATCCAAGTGATTACGGCGTATGCATCTATCAGTACGCAACGCAGGTTAAATATCGCCAAATTGTCAAAATCAAATAACCATAAAGACATGATACACAATATTTTAAACTCACCTAAATATCTTTCCGACATGCGCACCTATATTTCCGAGACCGAACGGAAACGCGGGCAATGGAATAAAGCAACGGCCTATTATGCTGATTTTTTGCTAGACAGTTATATAGAGATCTGCAAGTGGTGCGCCGATCAAAACGCAGCAATACCGGCCCTATCATTGGACATAGTCCTGAATGGGGCATCCGGCTGGCACCAATACAGTTACGGCGGTTGTGCGCTGGTGTATAACGGCGATATAGCGAAAGTAGTGTTTACCCCTGCGCAATTCGCCAAGTGGGAGCAGGGGCGAAAGGTGACCGCTGAGCCGCTGTTGGATATTCAGACGCGCGCCCTCGCTGCGGGGTGGAGAGTGTTGAAGTCTGCCCAGAGATACGCAGATATGTGCGCAAACCTTCAAAACCGACAACCCGATGAAAAATAATCTTGATAATATCGACTATATCGAACGGAAGGCGATCCGAAAGAGCCGAAACGGCGAGCCTTTCGTGCTCCGGGGGCGCAAATATCGCCTTGTTCCAGATCCGGAGGGGGTCAGCCAGACCCAAATTTGCGACGTTATTTGTGCCTTCGGAGCGCACAATGAATCCGCTTGGGGAGCCTGCTCAGCCTGCCCCTGCATGAATAACAAACATATCGAAGAGATTAAAGATTAGAGCCATGAAAACACGCCGATATGGTTTCAAATTGAAACTTTGGGGATCAGGCCGCTACACGCTTATACACCGCGACGGCTCCACTGTTGAAGGGGAAGTAACGGTTACAAGGGGCATAAATTATCCGATCGCAATAGGTGACAATACCTACACACTGGACGGCCGAATTAGGGCCGGATATGATTCAGCAAAAGACTTGTTATTAATTCACAAATAGCCATGAAAAAATGCACTTTTATGCGGTATCTGGTTACTGCGATTGTGACCGCCGCGATATGTTGGCTTATGTTCCGGTATTCGTTCCGAGTGGAGCGGGTTTATGACGCCGGCGACGTGGTTCTGGTGGAGGTTTCGATACTCGGCCAGTGCGAAATCCACGAGGTAACGAAATAGCCCCCTTCGGGGGAGGGGTCCGCCACTGGCCGAAACCCCAGCCGCCCGCGACGGCATAAAGTGGCAAAATTGTATTGGTGAAGCATTCGCATCGCGTGGAGAAGGCGCGGCAGACCGACGGGCAGCAACCCGCGGGGATCACCTCCCCGGCCTTCGCAAGTTAAACCGCAAAACAACACTATTATGGAAAAATTTGAGCTGTTGAAGTACATGACCGGGGATTATATCCTACAAACCCGGCACGGCTGGAAAGTAGTCGATCTACAACTACGGCCAAGAGCAGAGAAATACAAACTTTTAGGCAAAGTACAGGGGCCAAGCGGCGAAGTATTCCCGGCTTCGTGGACCGTTGACGGGAAGGACATAGTAGACCAAGACGAAGGTAGATTTGATTTAATGATGATTCCCGTAAAATGAAAATCGCGCACTATACCCTATTTTCGGCCGAAGGAACGCAGATCGCGGAGTCTTTGGACCTGCAATACATCAAAGACGTTGCGAAGCGTCAGAAGCCCGGAAATTATTACGTATACGAATGGTGGGCAGAACCCGGCGATCCGTTTTGGGAACACTGCCCCGACACCCACTACGAATTTATCATCAAACGGGGGTTGATCTCAACTACGATTCAGATTATCAACAAGGATAGCTTATTTAAAAATTCAAAATTATGATTTACAATTTGTCAACTGCGGCGTACAACGCCATTGCCGAAGCATTCAAGGACCATTTGGACGGTGATTTCTTTTCCGGGTCGGAAGTGGTCAACATCGACACCCCGAACGGGCGCGAGGACGTAACGGTCATCATCTCCGCCGATCTGCATTGGAAATCCGTACAGATTCCGGAGGGAAGTTATCCGGTCCTGAATGCGGTCCAATTCCGGAATATCGAAATATACCCGGATCACGAAAGCGCAACAATTCATGTAGAACCCCGGAAAATGGCGATAGCCTTCCTTAAAACCAACCAATAACATGGCAATCCGCAAAACAGTTTTCAAGACCCGCGCCGAGTGGCTGGAATACCGAAACCAAAATTTCGTGATTGGAGGATCGAACATAGGTATAATCCTCGGCCTGAGCAATCACAAAACCCCACTGCAATTGTGGTTGGAATGGAAAAACCGGGACGCGCAGCCGATCAAGGAATCCATGTATCGCGGGCGGTTCATGGAGGACGGAATAGCGCGCTGGTTCCAGCAGCAGACAGGCCTCAAGGTGGTGGGCCGATCCAAAGAGATCGCCGTATTCCACAACGACGAGTACCCCGATTACATTCAAGTGGCCCCGGACCGCGAGATTTTCAAGGAGGGGACGAACCTTGCCGGGCGTCCATTCTTGGAGATCAAAGACACCGCGATGCATGTGGACTTCGACGTACCGGAGACCATTCCGTCCGAATGGTTTTTGCAATGCCAGTTCGAAGCTGAGATAGGCGGGCGGCCCGGCACATATCTGGCCGTAAATGACGGTTCGAAATCCCTCAAATCGCGCCTTATATTGCCGGACCGGGACTATGTCCGCAAGTGTATCGAAATGGCGTGCGCATGGTATGAACGCCATATTATCGGGGGCGAACAGCCGGAGCCTATAAATGGCGATGACGTGCAGCTGTTGCACCCCGAATCCACGGCCGGGATCATCAAGGTGGGGCATGAAGTCTCGCAAATGCACGAGCAGGCGATGATCTACAAGCGCAACGCGAATGAAGCGGCCAAGAAATACGAGGAAATCAAGGCGAAAATGTCGGCGCTGTTCGACGAACGCGATACCCTTGCCTACGAAGGCCGGGCGCTGGCTACCTACCGCACCATTCATCAGAGGCGTTTCGATCTGGCCAAATTCAGCGAGGACCACCCCGATCTGGCCAAAGAGTATACCACCATTTCAGCGTATCGGAAATTCGACATAAAAAAGTGATGGAAACCAAGGAAGAGCTGGTGGCGCGGCGAACGCGGCAGATCACCGAGTTGATAACCGACTATTCGAGGGTCAAAGGGTATGACATGAGAATCGAAAATTTGTCCCCCTACCAAATGCGTGTTTGCAGGTGCATACGGTCGATGGGAAGGCGCATAAATGTGGACGAGAGAACCACGGAAGAGGGTTTTATACTTACAGGCAGCGCAATCGGTATTTTCGACGTGTACCCCACCAACATGCGGTGGCACAACCTCTCAGACAACACCCGCGGCGGCTTTACCTCCGGCGGATGGAAAGACGGAATCAAAAAACTACTTGACAAAAATTTCAGCTATGGACGCAAAACAGATGACCGAACAGGCGAAGGCCGTAACCATTCAGGCCCCGCAAAAGAGCGTAACACAAAGTAACTTTCAACAAATCAAATCATGGCTTACGAAAGGAAGCACCCGCGACCAATTTATGGACGTTCTGGGGGAGAAATTCGCCCCGCGGTTCATGCAAACAATCCTGCTGTTGATGCGCGATCCGGCCGCCGCGGCCCTCAACAAATGCGACCCGCGCACGGTGGTGAGATCGGCGATGGTATCGGCCTGCACGGGGTTGTCCATCGACCCGAACCTGAGCCAGTCGGCCCTGATCCCCTACGGCGACCGGTGTACGTTTCAGGTGATGAATCGCGGCCTTCAACAGCTGGCCTTCCGCACCGGTACAATGGCGACATTCAACACGGCAAAAGTGTACGAGGGGGATATATTATCCCACAATCCATTTACGGGGGAATACAAGTACAACGATGGGCCGCACGAGCGGGAAATCCTGCAAGGATATATAGCCTACATTCGCCAGCTCACGGGCTTCGAGAAGTATTGCTACATGACCATTGAGGAATTGATGGCATGGGGCCAGAGGTATTCGAAATCCTTCAATAAGCCCACCGGAATGTGGCGAACCAACCCGGAAGTAATGTATCATAAAACCGTATCGAAACGGGTGCTGCGCGAGGGTGCGATCATTGATCCCTATTCTACCACGGCCATGAACCAGCTGGCCACCGCCATTAAGTTCGACAACGGCACGCCTATGTCCGACGACGTGGAGTATGAGACCGCGGTAGAATACCCCGACGGACAGACCGAAGATGAGGCGATGATCGCCCGTGTAGAAAATGCCGAACAATCCAAATAGGGGGGGGTATGATAACTGACACACGAAACCTTCATACCCTGCGATGGCTGGCCGACGCGAGCGGCATTCCGCTGAGTTCTCTCTACCATTACGCCAAAACCGGCGCGCTGAAAATAGTGAAGATCGACAATGTCGCTTTGGTGGCCGAATCGAATCTTCCCGACTGGATAAAAGTTGAAATAAACAAGAAACACAATGAAAAAGTTCAAGATTCCGGAAAGTAGTTGGCTGTTGTATTTGTACCTGCCTATTTTGATCGTCCAAATGCTGTTGATGGCGATGGTAGAACCAACAATCCCGGAAAATGGTAAAGCAAAATAGTACGCGCCGATCCGTATTGGACAGCCCGCAGGTAAACTGCACCGCGTGCGTTCACTGGCCCGGACAGCATGTTTTTCACTGCCTCAAGGCGCGAACGCTGACGATCTGTATGGACAAATGGTGCATTTACTTCGAGCCGAAGGAAGGGATCGAGATGCCCATTATAACCGAAAATAAACCTGATGTCAAACCAGCGGAGCCGGCGAAGGACGGAGTTCGAAACTTCGCGGCCCGCAAAAAACCGAAAAGAAAATGAGAGAGGGGGGGGGTGTGCAACAAGTTAAGCTTTCAGAATGCAAGGAAGGAGATAAAATATGCCTTCCGTCGTGGCAAAACGGCCAAAAATACCGAGTGGTGTACTGGGTAGGAGGGCCGACATCCATTGTCAAATACCACACGAAGGTGGACGATAAGGGAGTGAAGAAACGCCACAAAATTTCCATCCCGGCCGTATGGGTCTCGCATCTGGAAAAGGGAGCGGCCAAACTGATCCGGGAGAACGTGGTGGATTGCGAAATGGTGGAGGTACGCCAGAAATGGCCGACACTCGACACACAAGGAAACGAAGTTTATGTATTTCTAATTTGAGAATCATGGAACAGAAAACATGCATACGATGCAAACAAACTAAGCCGATCACCGAGTTCGGCCGACTCAAGAGCACCGAGGATGGGATGAATCCGAGATGCAAATCATGCCTTCGAGAATATGCCAACCAAGCATATTCCAAACGAAAATCAACCCTGCCTGCCCGGAGGGGGGGGGCGATTCACAATCCCGATCTGGCAGGCTACACCGACCGGAAACTGCTGGAAGAACTCAAGGCCCGCGGCTTCGTGTGGTCGGACATGAAGCGCATTCAACCCGTTAAATACGATTCGATATGACCCAGATAGAGTACAAAATAATCGTGGGCAGCAAATACGCCCCGATGCCAGAAGAAGTAATGAACGCTTTTGGAGTTCGTGGCTGGGATTTGGTTCGGGTGCTGGTCATAGGTAAGAGAATGGAGTATATTTTCAAACGTCCCAAAATACAACGTCATCATTAAACAACAAATTAAAAAACAAAAAGTTATGAAATCTATTATCAATGTTCTGATTGTAGTGGGAGTGGGGATCGTCTTTTCCTTGGTTCTGATGATGGGGCTTCCCGCTTACAACGTATGGCAGCAGGAGATGGCCGGAAAGGCCGAATTTGCTAAGGCGGAGCAGAACCGCCGCATCAAGATCGAAGAGGCAAAGGCGAATCTTGAGGCGGAGAAACTGAACGCGCAGGCCGAAATCGAACGGGCGAGAGGAGCGGCCGAAGCTATCCGCATCGAAAACGGCTCCATAACTCCGACATACATTCAGTATTTGTGGGTACGACAGCAGGGAAATATCCCGGAAAAAGTGATTTACATCCCTACCGAAGCCAACCTTCCGATTCTGGAAGCCAAAAAATAGACTGAAAAGTTGGGAATTTCCGGAAAGTTTCGTATATTTGCATAGCGACTTGCCCTCGCATGTATGATATAATGGCCGCAAGGTCATTCCAAGCGAACCGACAGGAAGGGCAAGTTCTTGTTGGTTCGCTTTATTTTTCAACCTATTATGAAGCTAAAGGACATACAAAATGGATGGATGAAAATTCCTACCGAATGGTACCGGGAGACCAGCGTTAAGTCATGTCGGGAACACGCCATGATCCAATGGTTGGTTATGAACGCGAACATTACGGAATCGGAGTGGAACGGGATCACGGTTAAACGCGGGCAAGTGGTGACGAGTCTGTCTAAGTTGAGCGAAGGGGTACAACAAAGTCTCCAACAAACACGCAACACACTTGACAACATAGTCAACAACAAAGAAGTAACAAAGACGGCAACAAAGACGTATACCATAATAACTATCTGTAATTTCGATAATTACGTCGGTTTAAATTTTTGCGATAACAAAGAGGAGAACAAAGAAGCAACACAGCGAGCAACACAGCGAGCAACAAAGAAGCAACACAGCGAGCAACAACAGATAAGAGATATTATAGAGAAGAAAGACATAGAGAGTACTTCTCGTACTGACGTACTCGAAGATGCCGAGATAATAGATATTTCAGAAGATGCTGGTAAAAACTCAAAGCGCGTGCGCGCGAGAGAGAAGCCGGAAACCCCGAAGGAGGTGACGTGGCGAGACAGCTTCGAGGTCTACCTGCAAGATTGCCGGGACGCATGGAAGAGATGGGTTGGCAACAGGGAGTGGATGGCAGAACGACAACGGTTCAATCCCGGCGTGAATATCAAACTGACGCTTGAAAAGGCATGCAAGGAGTTTTGGGCCACGGAGGCCGGATGGTTGCACAAGAAAAAGAGCCGATGCAAGACGATAGACTGGAAACGGATATTCGAATACGCGATTTCACAAAAAACAAACCGAGTGTATGAAAGATCAAAAGACAATTCCCGCGGTAAGGATGGACTTACCGATGACGAACGAGACCAACTCGACCGAGCTTTGCAAAACGCTGTTAACGCCAGCCGAGTGCATGAAATTGTTCCGTAAGTGCCTAACCCCGCTTGCTTGCGCCAGCTCTGGAGGACATTCGTTATCGGCCCTGCGAAAAGCGTATGGTGAAAATTCGGTCATTCTAATGCTCGCGGCATGGATTTCAAATCTTCAAAAGTTTCTCAACGTATCGGCAAAAATGGACGGCGCTCAGATACACGAGACCTGCCAGATGATATTGGATGACTTCTGGGCACTGAACAGCGCCGATGTGAATCTTGTAATGTCCCGTGCAAAGCGAGGATTCTACGGGCAGCTGTTCGGGCGCATAGACGGTCAGATCATATACCAGTGGTTCGCAGAATACTTCGAAGAGAGATGCGAAGCATGTGCAAATAGGGAGGTACACGTGGCGGGTCTTCATGGTTCTGTAATAAACCGGCTCAGCGACGAAACTAAGGCAAAAATACTTGAGCTTTGGGAAAGCCAAAGGAGAGACAAAAGCAAAGATGCCCCTGTTTGCGATTCTTAGGCGGGTAGAATCGAATGAAACCACCAAAGTGGTACATGGTATCACCTGAATATTTTTAAACGAAATTTGATGAGTTATGGCGACAAAACGAGATATTATTAGACAGCAAATATGGAGTCTTATTGGAGAGCTGACCATGGAGGTGTATGCCTATCAACCTAACCCAGCCGAGTATCGTTGGGTGATGGGTGAAGAGATGCTCGAATTACTGAGTGAAGGGAAGGGGATGGTAACAATTGACTCGCATTCAGGAAAACCTATGATCCATGAGTGGCTGGTAGATGTAGAAAATGATAACCAACATCCTTATTGGATTTATTTTTTAGGGGGAAACAAGTTCGTGCTTAAAGTCGAAATTCAACCAACATTATTTGACAACCAAAGATGAAAGATCAAGTAACGAGCATCGAGCAGTCGAAGCGGCTGATCGAGATGGGAGTGCCCGCGGAGAAGGCGAGCATGATATATCAAAGTCATTTCACTCAGGGCGTGCCTAAATTGTATGCTCAGCCTTACCAACGGAACGGTTACCCGCCAAAAGAAAAAATACGAGAAGATGTTGTCCCCGCCTTCACGGTCGCCGACCTGCTGGAAGTATTGCCAAAAGCCATATGGGACGATGTAAAGGGATGGAGCCTGTTGGTCATAAGATTCAGAAGCAAAGGCTTTCCGAGGGTCGGCTATGAGGCCGAACATGGGATTATATGGAGTTGTGGCGAGGTATCGCTTTTGGGCAATATCATCGAAACAATTGACTGGGTGATAACTAACGGATACGGATTGGACACATGAAACTGCCTATCGAAATTCACAACAAATTGATCCCATTCAAGGGATTCAGCTGGGTAACATGGCTTGCGTTCGCATTCACTCGGAAGCCCAAGTACCGGCATCTGACTGAGAAAACGCGCCGCCACGAACGAATCCACTGCGCCCAGCAGATCGAACTGGCTATGCTGTTTGCGGCAATCCTCCTGCCCGTCGCCATAAACTACTCGTTTGCATGGTGGGGATGGGTTCTGACCGTGGTCGGTATTCTCTTCGCCGGCTGGATTTGCTACGGTATTTCGTGGCTGATCGAAGTGCTTATCCCGCCTTATCCGGGCGCGTACTACTACACCTGCTTTGAAACCGAGGCATACAACAACGAGGATGATCCGGACTACTTGAAGCGGCGTATGCCGTTCTGGGGATGGATTTCTTGCATACCGAATCGCAAAGTGAAACACAAAAGATAACCAACCATGAAAAGTAAACGAGCGCAAAAAGAACTGGAAAAGTTGGAAAAATTTTATCCATTCAGTGGATGGATTGCACCCTCTGACACGTATCGAATAGTCGAGATTGCCGAGCGGGATGCCGAGAAGCGGATGAGGCGAAAAGCTATGGAGGCATTTGATGACATGTGGATCAACGGCGGCGAGCCAGATTACGAATTACAAAGAAATAGATTCATCCAAAAACTGAATGAGAATGGGAACGATTGAGGAAAAAGCAGAGAGGTATGAGCATTGGGCTGACCAAATCAATAACCGGTGGGATAAACCGGAGGAACACATCCCTTTCAAGGAACAGATAAAAAGGGCGTTTATTGCGGGTGCGAAAGCCCAGCACGCAGCGCTGACGCGCTGGTATGACCCGAAAGAGGTGATACCCGCACCGAATCATATAGTATTGACCAAGTGGAAATACAAAGACGGAAGCAGGGAGATAATATACATTGGGGGATTCAATGGGAAGGAATGGGAAGCACACGCCATGATGTACCCTGAATTGTTCGACATCATCGGCTGGCGGGAGATTCATTAACGGAGATAACCATGAAAAAGATACGAGTAATAGTGGCCTGCGAGGAATCGCAGGCGGTGTGTAAGGCGTTTCGTGAACGCGGATTTGAAGCATTCAGTTGCGACATAGAGCCTTGTTCGGGCGGTCATCCAGAATGGCACTTTCAGGAGGATATTTTCACAGTGCTGCGGAGGGAACCCACATTTGATTTGATGATCGCTCACCCACCATGTACTTTCTTGAGTAACGCAGGGGCATGCCGACTATATCCGCAAGCTGGCAAATTAGACCCGGTTCGTTATAAGAAAGGGTTAGACGCCAAGAGGTTTTTCATGCAGTTGCTTGAATGGCCGATCAAACATGTAGCAGTGGAAAACCCAGTATCATCCAGAGTATTCGAAATGCCTGAGTACGACCAAGAGATACAGCCATATCAGTTTGGCCACCCATACACCAAAAAAACGCGATTATGGTTGCGAAATCTCCCACTCCTTGTGCCTACAAATATTGTAGCTGCCAGCTGCCCTTATCTTCCGGCGGGGACAAGTCGAAAGAATAAAGAGAAATATGGAGCAGCAGAACGGGGTAACGACGCCAAAAATAGGAGTAAGACCTTTGATGGAATCGCACAGGCTATGGCTGAGCAGTGGGGTAATTTTTTAAAGGGAAAAATATGAAAACGGGAATAGAGGAAATTGCCGCGGTAAAAGTAAATCCGAGAACAGAGCCGCTAAAAGGAGGGGCGATAATGGCGCGCATACTAACTGCATCGTTGATATCTTCATTATCAAAATGCAATAGCGATATAGACGCTGCCATAAGTGATCTCGCCAGAGCAGGGGCTGATATAGCCGCCGAGATAGACAGACTGAACAACCTAAAACAAGAATAGCAATGAGAGAAATTAAATTCCGAGGCAAACGCCTCGACAATGGGGAGTGGGTAGTCGGCAGCTATATAGAAGCCGAAAACAGAGATCGAAGCATAGCGCATCAAATTATACCCTACAAAGCTGGTTTAGTTGTCCGAGAAGTAGATCCAGCCACCGTCGGCCAGTACACGGGGCTGAAAGACAAGAACGACAAGAAGATTTGGATGGGAGATATATTCAAAGATGACCGTGGGGTGGTTCGATCCGTATTCCGGGTTCCCGGCGGCTTTGCTTTCGAGGATAATCCGGCGGCGTTTGGATATGACCATAGATCACCATTATATCCGTATTCTTCCCTTGCCGATTTGCAAAGTGCATCATGGCTATCGCAATGCTGCGAAGTAATCGGCAACATCCACGACAACCCGGATTTACTGAAAACAGAATAGCTATGAAGAAGATAATGTTTAACGACCGCTACGGACTGACGGATGCGGTTATCGAGGGCCGAAAGACTATGACGAGGCGGCTGATTCCTGATGAATTTTTCGGCCTTACGTGGGACACGAGGGGCAACACCTTGGTTTATGAAAACGAATACGGGGATTTTATTGATGTCAGGCTATCGAAGTATACCCGCTACAAGGACGGCGAGATCGTTTCCGTGGCGCAAAACTATTTTTCAACTTATGATGAGAGTAAGTGGGAAAACGGAATTTGGTATAATGAGTTTGCAGACGGGAGCGATATAACAAATCACGCAGGGTGGCTTAACAAAATGTTAGTCAAAGCCGAGTATATGCCCCACCAAATCCGCATCACGGGAATCCACTGCGAGCGGTTGCAGGATATTTCGGATGCCGAGTGTTTGAAAGAGGGTGTGCGTGTGGAATTTGCGAGGAATGGAAGTCCGATGTATTATTATTTCGACACTAAGCGATGGCGGGAGGTATGGTTTGATACTCCCCGCGAAGCCTTCGCCGCACTAATCGACAAGGTTTCCGGCCGGGGTACGTGGAAATCGAATCCGTGGGTCGTGGTTTACGAATTTGAGTTGGTGAAATGAGCGACTTGATCTGTCAAATAGTTACCCGTAAAATATACGCTTACGTGGCCGAGATATTCGGGGGACCTGCATTTTGGAATGGGAAGTGGCATCTTATGGTCGATGCAATTTGGCAGGACAATGGATGTCCAGTACGTGAAAAAATGGTGCTAAAGTTTGACACCGAAGAAGAGGCGGGACGGGTGAAAATCGGGACGATAGCAAAGGATAAAACACTTTATGAATTACTGAAATAGCGAGATTCTCGCAAAATCTCGACAAACTGAAATAATTATGAGAAATTTTGATCTTGAGGCCGCCAAAGCAGGCGCGCCGGTGTGCACAAGGAGTGGAAAAACTGCAAGAGTTATATGTTATGACCGCAGGGGATCAGTGGAGGGTAGAGTCATGGCTCTACTGAATGAGGGCCAGTATGAATCCGTGGAGTTTTATACCGACAACGGGGAATTAATACCTGATGAAATAACCCAGAAGGACCTTATGATGCGCGATGACGACTACGAATATAAGCTGGCGCGTGGAGAGTACGGCCCAACTATCAAAGAAAACTTGACAGTTGATAATCCAACTTGTAAGGAATCCTTACCAGTTGACCGGGAGTACTGGCGGCGGGTATATGCTGGCATGGCGATGGCGGCTCGTATTGTAGCTACTAAGTCATGGTGCATGAATGAGACTGTAGTAGGAGCAGTGGATATGGCGAATGCATTGCTTGCCGAATTAGAAACAAAAAAGACGAAAAAATGAAAAATCAAGGAGAAATGCGCCCTACGTGGGTGCTATGGTGGCTGTTGGCCATACTTATTTCAGTGGTGTGTATCGCCTTCACCGGGGTGAAGCGCGCCTACGCGCAGGACGTGCGGACCATCAAGGATTCGAAGGGAAAGGTGACCCACACCATCCGCACCCGGAACGACGGATCGCGTGAGGTTCGGGATGCTTCCGGCCGGCTCGAAGGGATCGTCAGGACCGACAATTCCGGCAGGGATCGGCTATACAGTACGGATGGGAGGGTAGAGTACACGGCAGACGCCGACACGACGCGATCAGAACAATTTCAAGCATTTTGATTATATTTGCGTATGGCAGATGAAGTTATTATCGCCGAGGTGCGACTGGACATGATCCCTGACGAAGCCATCAAAGAGTTTAGATGTCGGGGTGGCATAGGCAGCTCCATCAACATCAAGATTCAGAAACTGAAAGAACCCGACAAATGGGGAAACGAGTACTTCATTGCAATAGACTGGGGGAAAGGAAATCACCGAGAGGCGGCTTTCATCGGCAAGGGGCGTAGGGCGCCGTGGCTGAAAGACAATCAGGCGGCTCAGCAACAAACATCCAAGAATCGTTGGGCGCGCCATGACGATGTAGACGAAGAACCATTTTAAAAACATAGATTATGGAATTTGAGATTTTGGACCGATTGCTGGCGACGATTGCCGTCACTACCCAGAATGTCCGCGGGCGTCATTGGACGCTGTACGGAGAGCATTACAAGAGCTGGCACCCTTTTTTCGACGAAGTGTATAAAAAGCTCAACGAAGCAGCCGACAATGTCGCCGAGTTGATCGTTCAGCTGGGCGGAGTTCCGGTGCACAGCATGTCGGGATTCATCGAAACCTCCGTGGTGGCCGACATGGTAACGCTGGGCGACTGGCGGCGTTATGTACGCGAGACCCGCGACGAGCTGGCCGAGATCATCGAGATCATCAACAAGAACGACAAGGAGGGGGTTTGGGATGGCGCCGCATCGAACGACCTGACCCAGATTGCCAGCACCCTGCGGCATTACTACATGTTTGCCGCCCAAACCTTGAAGGAGTAGATGGACGCATACCTGCAAATACTGCGTCAGACGACCGGGTTGGAGTGGATTTCGGAGTATCGGTTCCACCCACCCCGTCGCTGGCGGTTCGACTACGCATGTCTGGAGTTGAAGATAGCAGTAGAATTAAATGGGGGTAACTTCGTAGGGGGGCGCCACTCGAACCCTGTAGCGTTGGGGAAGGAGTACGAAAAGATGTCGCAGGCCGCGGCCGACGGATGGGCTGTTCTGATATGCACCCCCATGTCAAGGGGACTTGAGGTCATGAGATTCGGCGGCGACGCATTCACGAGAATACTGGCAGAAGCCATAACAAATCGAAAACAACTATACCATGGGAAATGAATTGGAATTTGCAGTGGCCATCTTGGCCATCATGTTGACGCTGGAGACATTTGCGCTGCTCTGCGTATTGGTAGGAAGAATACGCCTGCCCGTGGACCTCGATAAAGAGGTTCAGAAAGCCGTGGAGAAGGCATTAATGAAGGTCGTAAAAGATTCGACCGCCAAGAATTTTCCAGCCAAAAAGCTATGAATGCTCTTAAAATTACCGTGTCTCTTCTGATCGGGCTGGCAGTAGGTGTAGTGGGGGGTCGATGGTTATGGCCGGCGGACCCTATCATCGACCGGCAGGTGGTGACAGTGTACTACGAAAAGCCTCAATCCGGGCCGAGCACCTACCACTCGGTAACGGTGCGGGTCCCCAATCTGGTGTTTGCTCCGGTCGATACGGTGACAGTGACGGAAACCAAGATCGTAAAAGTGGGTCCGGATAGCACTGAATTACAGGTAGCTGTAGAGACGCGACCGTACTCAGGCCCGGATTGGTCGGCGCAGGTGAGCGGCCCGGCCATCGGAGACCTCCACCCGCAGTTGGATTGGATGAAGGTAAATCAACAGACGCAGGTCGTGCAAGGCCCGATTCGAAAAACCCGGTGGGGGATAGGAGTGCAGGCAGGGTACGGCGCGGTACTCAAGCAGGATGTGAGGCTGTACCCCTATATTGGAGTAGGCGTATCTTACAATATAATCAGGTGGTAATGAAACAGCAGGAGGAAGAATACAACTATGGCTGGAAAGTCATAGAAGCGGAGTTTCACCGTAGAGCCGACGAGCTGTTTGATTTTCAGTTCAGGCGAAGATTGGAATTTGGAACCGACGTGGCGGATGAATACAAATATACCTCCACCAATAAGAACTATAAAAAAAAGAAACGATGAAAAAGTGGACTTTGATTGCCCTGATCGGGGCCGCGATAGTGCTGATCGCATTGTCGCTTATCAGTAAGACGATGGGTTACGTTATCGTAGCCGCAATGGCCGCAGTATTTGTGGCGTATGGTCTCTTGTGGGCCTACACCAAGTACTGGCCGAGATCGTCGAAATAACAAAGGAAAATAGGGCCATTTGGCCCTATTTTTACATATATGCTCGAATAACCGATCAAGGGTACGTGTTTTTACCGTCGTACGTCACGAAAGAATACGAGCTTACCATCCACACTCCGTCTACGATCAGGATGGTTTGAGACGGGATATTTATAAGATACGTTGTGATGTTGTTGGGCTGAGTAATGGTCAGTGAAAGGCCGAAATTGGTCTTGTTGCTCACCACAATTTTGATAGGCGCCCCCTCGGAGGACGAGGGTGTTTCAGTGGTAATGATTATGTTTCTGGCCCGATCCGACGCTTCAATCACCAGCCATGCCCACGGAGTAGCGTGAATGGTGGTGTCTGCAATCGTAGGCCGGTAAGAGGGAATATAGGGCATGCCGACAGCAAATGCCATCTTACTGTTGGTCACGGAGCCGGGCGCCAAAATGGAGCTGGTCACGGAGCCGGGCGCCATCTTGGGGGTAGTGATGGCGGAATCGGCTACTGCCTGCGTCTGCACGATGTTTGCAGGCAGGTTGTTGTCGATGTAGTCCCAGCGCCACAAGGTGCTGATGGATTTTACATAGGCGATCCATGCCGTGGTTTCCATCACTCCCGTAACCGCGCCGTCCACGATCTCCCACAGACCAGTTTCGGCTTCGTAGTCGGTCGATGTTCCCGTTTGCTTGGCCGTAGTGACCATGAGGGAATAGACGATGTTCTGGTAGTACGATTGCCCCGTGGACGAGGTTCGGGGTTCTGCCGTGTCGTTCTGGGCTTTGGCATACAGATAGCTGCCCTTCGGGATAGAAAGGGTATCTCCGTTCGGGGTTGGGAAAAACTTGCCGTACATCAGCACACCGCCGCCCTTGTTGATTCGCAGGGAGGTGTTTTGAGGGCCTATCACTCCCTTCAAAATGCAGTAGGGGATCGGGCACGGCCACGCGCCCATCATGCCGAACACCGTATCAGCCATCGCGGCTATATCCGACACGAACACCCGGTTTCCGTTCGAAGTGTCTATGAATTTCTTGATTGTTGCCATGTTGGTTAACCGTTAAATTCGGTGATTTTTTTCTTGTCGTCTACGCGGTAGAGATCGACATGCACCCAAGAGGTGTCTTTCTCCAGCCGGATAGGATAGGGAAGTTTGGATGCGTTTTTTTTGAGGATTTCCCGCACGTTGTGAGAGGGGATGGTAGTGGAGAAGTCGAACCCCTGCGCGAGCATATGAGCCGAGACATACAGCAAGCCGGAGCGGGTTTTCGACGCCACCAGATCGCAGATGTTGCATCGCAGGCCCCGCTGGCTGTACTGACCGCCGCCCACCCAGTTGTTGATGGTCATGGGAAGGCCGAGGATGTTGCGGATGGCCACGAGCGTTTCGAGAAATTCATTGGAGAAATACCTCCATGCCTTCTCGCCGTCGCGCTGGTAGACATGAGGACATACCAGCTCTGTTATCTTGAAGTTTTTCTGAACTTCGGCAAGCAATTCTGATCTTTTCATATCGTTACTTTTTGATTAAGTCCTCCATGTCTTTGGCCACGTCCTCGTCCCAGCGCTTCGCCTTGTTGATGGTGAACTGCCGGAGCCACAAGAACAGTTTCGAACCAGAGAGATAGGCCGCGTTTTCGCAAAAGGACCACAGCTCCGTAAAACATACCATCGCGCAGAGAATATTGGGAAGCCGGTCGGCGCCGAAGTCCGCGCCCAGCACGTCATTCCCGATAACATACAATCCGGCGACCGCCATTGTGCAGAAGCCAAATTTGTAGATCGTGCGCCACGCCGCGTCGGAGTAGAAGCACCAGCGCTTCCCAGCGGCGGTCACCCGTTTGTAGGATGCCAGACAGCCGATGACGAAGTCCGTCATGATGAAACATACCATCACAAGGACCAGCGGCCCGATGGGAGCGAAGTGGCCGACGAATCCCCACCACCAGTTGTTACCGATGGTTTTCACGTAAGGCAGAATCGTGTCTTTGAGGATAGAGGCGAGAGACATGGGAGTTTAATTTACAACTATTGAATATTGGATTCCATAGGCCACAAGAGCGTTCAGGTCTGCGATAAAGTCCGGATAGACGTCCGCGTTTTTAAGCCCGGCGGGGATGGTCACGACCGGGGCATTCGCCGTGCTACCGTATTGGTAGAACTCCACGCCCTTCGACATGTCGGCCGAATAGGGGAACATCAGGGTGCCCAGCGACATATCGGAGCTGTACGGGAACATGAAGGTGTCGAAAACCGGCGCCGTGGTGACAGTTATCTCCCCGAAGTCCCCGTAGTAGGCATTCAGGTAGGCTTGGATGGAAATACAGCTGCCGTCGTTGGCCGCCAGCGCATAGTATTTCTTGCACCACGCCTCGTATGATTCGATCTTCGGGAACAGCGGCGCCAGACAGCAAAACAGGAACTTGTAGAACACGTTCAGCGTCGGACTGGAGTCGTGGTTGAGCGCATACTGCGGACGCAGGATGTTGAACAAAAGCCACGGTATGGATAGATGTCGAAGCATTACCGGATGGGATTAAATACTACGATGTCAGTCAGGTTTTGCAGTGCCGCGCTGAAATTGAAGTAGCCGGATGCCGGCGTCAGAATGCCGTTGGTAGGCTCGGCGCCGTCGCAGGTGATGCCCACGAAGTAGGCGTCGCGCACGCCCGGCACGCCGGCGAGGGCGGTTTCGATGTCGTTCACAAACACCGGGGAGTCGCCGAGCAGGGTTCCTTGCGTGGTGATAAGGATTTCCTTCACGCTGTTCTTGATCTGGGACAGCGAGTAGGTGTCCAGATAGCGGATGAAGAGCTGGGTGGTGGTTATGATGCTGGGAGTCGGCGACGAGATCATCATGCTGATGCCGAATGCCGATTTGGCCGTCATGTAGTTTGAAAACTCCGCCAGCTGCTCGGCCGTGAGGGCCACGTTGTTGCCGTTCGCATCCTGCGTGCAGACGTGCATGTTGATGACGTTTTTCTGCGCATCCACACGAATGGCCACCTGCTTGATGATCTGCTTGGCCGGATCGACCGTTTCGTAGCCGTAGGCGTATTTGGACGGATCGACGACTACCAAGTTGTCGCCGGTTTGGAACGCCAGCGCCGTGTCGATGTAGTACTGCTTCCCCATGACTCGCAACGTTCGGGCGGCCGTCTCGATCACAACCTCCGAATTGGACTGATTCAGGAGAACAGTATTGATGGTCTCGGCGAATACCGCGGCCAGCCGGCGCCAGATGGCTGAATTGCTGGTGCTCGTGAGCGACGAGATGGTTTTGCCGATGTTGGATACTATTTGTTCATAAGTGGTCATAAAACTACTTTATTAAATTGGGGCAGGGTAAAATTTCCTATCTATATCCGTGGTCCCCGCGGCTATGACATACCCTACTGATGCACACTCGCCTCCAGTTGAGATAAGGACATTTTTTAAGCTTAACGTAAACTTCGCTACGGTGGCTTCGGTGATCGGAACTCTTATGGGGTCCAACCCGGCCGCGTTAGTAAACGACAACTCCTGATATGCGCCGTTTGAATCCATATAACGTAGAGTTCCTGATGCTACCTTTCCATTAGGAATGTCACGACTGTATATCACCGCCGTTACGGTCCGCTTGGTTATGGGGGGGGGCACGTAGGTGAAGTCCAGAATCGGCATGATGGATCCGCGCATGGTGTTGAACTCGATCGCCGGCGCCGTCATGACGTAGTTTTCGATTGCTACGGACAGCGTGAGGGTGCATCCATCCTCGGCGAGCGCCGATAGAGGTATGCCATGCTCGGTCCCCAGCTTTTGTTGCATGTCAATCCACAGATCACTTCCGGAGGATAGGTAATACGACCAACCCAGCTCGGTGATTTGGAGGGTTATTTCAACCGCATCCGAAACGCTCTCGGAGCCTACGACCTCAAAGTCCCCCAGCGACGGGATATGGACGTTGTAGGTGGGCTGGAAATAGGAGTTGATAATGCCCGGCGTAAGGTCGTTATTCGGCGCGAATACGGGGTAGATCGACGGCAGGTTGTCGCCGTAGCCGGCATTGTAGTAGGTTTCGTAGACGGCCCCTTCCGTCGGCGCCGCAACGTTATCTGCCAACGCCAGCGAACCGCCGATTATCGCATCGTTCTCGGAATAGAACACCACGTACAGTCCGGCCACGCTGGTGATGGCGGTCGGAAGCGGCAGGGCCATGACGAGCCGATCCGACGTGTCTTTTTCCACGACGTTGTAACCGAGAATCTCCCCGTTCAGGTACACTACACCAGCCATCGTAGTGGGATCGGCCACTATCTGGGCCATCATCGGCCAACAGCGCAACTTCACGTTGTTTTCCGTTTTCGGAGGTCCTCCCCACGCTTCCGGAATGTTGGCGTAATCCGCAAAGTTGGGGGAATCGGTAAAACAGAAGTCGTATTGGATAGGCAACGCAAATCCTAATTCGGGGGTTCTTTCCCACAAATGAACCTTCTGGCCGTTGACCAAAGTATAGGGAGATTCATTGGTAGCGGCGGGGAGATTATTATAACATTCCTTAAAATTGTAAGCCTTTTTGCAGTCGTCAAAAACGTTAACAGGCGGGTTAAGAACAGCGCAGTTTTGAAAAACACGTAGCGCAAGCTGAATATTCGCACACCCTTTAAAAACATCGGTGACGTCCGTTAATAGCCTACAATTCGCAAATAAATTTACAACTGATTTTAGGGAGGTGCAGTTTTCAAAAGCTGATACAGCCGAGGGGAATTTCACGTAAAAAAATACCTGCGTAGCTTCGATTAATTTCGGACAGTCCGCAAACATATAGTCTGCATTGGGAATATTATAAGAAAAACCAAAGGCTGACGTTACATCTTCCAAATTAGGGCACCCACGGAACATTTGGGGAGGTATAGTATTAAGCCGCCATGTATTAATAAACATGGAGTTGGCATTTTTAATGTTCGGCTTACCAGCAAAAGAACCCACAACTTCCACCAGATAATAACAGCCCCAAAAGGCATTTCTCCACATGCCGGATGGGCACGCTGCGTCGGCATTGGTAATGTCCACTTTAATAAGGGACTGCTTAAATGCTTCTTGATCGAAAGATTGAGTACCCAAAAAGAATGCCCCAGTGCGTCCAAGAAACGTTACCACAATCTCCCCGGTGGTTCCGGCGGCGTAGTTGTGACCAAACGGCGCGTTGTTTTTGATATACTCCACAGGCGTGCCGTCGCCCCAGTTCACATAGCCTTCGTTGTTGTTATTCGCATTCAGGGAAAGGTATTTGCCCGCGATCTTCGATCCGTCAAAGGTGTAGATGATGGAGCCGACATCGCCCAGCATAAATTCCAGCTGTTCCATCTGCATGCTCAGGTTGTCGAAAGGCAGGGATGCACTGTTGAACGGCCGGGCGTCGGCCACCGATACGGCTTCGCTGTTGTATACCACGTCCGGCACCTCGATGATGCGACCTGCCTCCAGCTGCGGGGTGTAGGTGTCGAAGCCGTTGGCGTTCATTATGTCGTTGATGGCGCGCAGTGATCCGGTCGTGTTGTAGCACACGTCCATCAGCGTATCACCGGATTTTACTTTGTAAGTTGCCATACTCTAATCAGCTTGTATTACGATGGAGATTGCGAAGTATGCGTCATCGCTCCCGGCTTGGATATTCCAAAACGGCGAGTAGGTGAGATGATACCCGGTTTTGGAGGCCTGAACGTTGATGGTCACCTGCTTGAGCGACGCATTATCGCCGTTCCAGATGTATATATCATGATGGCCTGCCGCGGAATCATCCGGAATTTCCCCCACCGAGGTGGGCGACAACCAATCCGACTGCGTGCCATCCGGCAACGTGTAGTTGATCTTGATGTCAACATCCGACAAATACCCGAAATCACCACCGGATACTTGCACGGCTATGCGCACCTCGATATTGCGTTGTGTTTTGTCCGGCGGCGGGGGTGTGGAAATGATAAGATCGGGATCGGGTTCTGCGACGGGGTATTGGGCATCTACCGAGACGCTGTATTCGCCGAAGTTCTCGCCCTCGGTGATGCGGATGTCGCAGTAGTCGGCGCCGTCCTTTATAACCTGCCGCTTGGCCGTGGCGGCCAGCATGGAGACGTAATCGGGCCGCGCGTTCAGGGCGAAGGTCTCGAACCCCACGCCGAACTGAGGTTGCAGGATGTTGACGGGGTTTTTCAGCAACATGAGCGTGGCGTTCTGAATCGACGGATCGACCACAACGGCAAAATCGCCGTTGGAGGTGCCGATGTCGTTGTTTTTCAGATCGAAAATAATGTCGCTCATTACTGTTGTACTTTGTCGTTCGTATAATCCTCCGCCTTGAAAGGCGATACGCTTTCCAAAGGGGGCGCCGTAGCTCCTGCGCCGGCCTCCGCAGACCATGTATAGGCGTGTCTATGGCTGTTGAACGCCGACACGAAGGTATTCATGGCATTGGTTATGGCGTCCGGGATCACCATGCCGCCGATTGCGCCACCGTTCATGGTGACCGTATCGCCGGAAATGGTGAGGGAGCCGCCCCCGTCTTTCGACAAATATATGGATTCTTTGTCGATTTTGCAAAAATATCCGCCTACCGACGCTTCGATCTTGTCTACGCGCGTGAAGCTTACCACGAAAGCGTTCTCTGGCTGTTGGTAGGGCATGCCGAGGATCACCGCGGAGTTTACGGCGGGGGACAAA